AACTAGAAGATCATATAAAAAGTATAGGTGGTACGATAGATGAGTCCACAGCTTACATGGATAACTATTGTCACAAGATTACTTTTAAAATAAATGAAAAAGAATATACTGTTGACTTAACAGATTTAGATATAGTAGATACATTTAATGTTTGAATTTAAACACCCAAACTATTATAAAAAAATAAAAAAAGAAAATCGCTTGACAAATCAAGACAACTATGATAAGGGAATAGAAGATGAAAAAATACAAAGTAAGAGTAACAGGACTAGGAATAGAAGCAACAGCGATAATACCATTCGAAGTAGAACCAACAAACGAACAAGTAGAAAATAAATTAGCTGAGTATTTAAATCATAATCTCATGAAGATTGAGAAAGATGATTTCTATGCAACCGATAGGTATTCCATAACATACGAGGAATTACCGATTGAATTATAAACAGCAACTTGCAGTGGTGCAAGGTTTATCTATCCAAGCAGATACACAAACAAGAATGGATTGTCCATTCTGTAATGGTAGAAATACATTCTCTGTAGATACAACAGATAACAAATTAAGTTGGTATTGCTTTCATGCTTCTTGTAGTGCTAAAGGTAAAAAAGAAGGAGAAAAAAATATGCAATATGTAGAACGAGTCTTTCATGGTAATAAAGAATTACACATAGAAGATATTAATTTTAAAATACCAGATAGCTTTCAATCAATATACTCAAATGAAAAAGCTATGCGTTGGTTATCTAATAACAATTGTTGGGAGTCTTGGTCTTGGGGTAGAGCAGATTTTAAATATGATGTGAAACAAGATAGAGTTGTGTTCTTAGTTAAGAACAGGATATCACATAAAATAGTAGGTGCAGTAGGTAGAGCATTAAATAAAAATGATTTTCCTAAATGGTATATGTATGGTAATAAAGATGTACCATTTAAATGTGGTGATTGTGAAGACTCTGTAATTGTAGAGGATTGCCCATCAGCTTGTGCAGTATCTAATATACTTACAGGTATTGCAATCATGGGTACTAAATTAAAAGATATACAGAAGTCACACTTGAAACCATATAAAAATTTATATATATGTTTAGATAGAGATGCTACAACAAAAGCATATGACATGGCAAAAGATTTAAGATCATCTGGATTTGATAATGTAATTGTTAAACCATTAGAAGATGACTTAAAATACTATAACACAGAACAAGTAAGGGAGATATTTTATGATAGAAAAACAAATGATTAGGCTTATGCTTAATAAAAAATTTTACACACAATACAAAGGTATACTATCTCCAACAGTATTTGCAGGAGATATAAGTTCTTTGTATGATACAATACAAAAGGCTCATGATAAGTATGAAGAGGACATAAAAGTTGATGAGTTATATTCTTTGCATACTGCTATATTTAATCCTGCATTAACTCGTGCTGCGAAAGAAAAGTTTAGTGAGTTAGTAGAAGATATAAAAGAAGTACAAGAACCTAATAAAGAGATAGCAAAAGATATTATGCGTATCTTATCTGATAGAGATCTTGCACAAAGGATAGCTGTAGAATCTACAGAAATATTTAATGGTAAGGAAGCAAACTTTAATGAGATAACAACCATGATAGAAAAGCATAAGCATGGTATTGATGAAGAAAAAGTTCCTGCAGTTACAAAAGATGTTAATGAAGTATTAGATTTATTAAGTCTTACAACTAAATGGAAGTTTAATATACCTAAATTAAACGAATGTGTAGGGGGTATTGGTGGTGGTAATCTTATGATTGCATTTGCTAGACCAGAGACAGGTAAGACAGCTTTTTGGGTTAGTCTGTGTGCAGGACCAAATGGTTTTGCAGAGCAAGGTGCAAAGATACATGCATTTATAAATGAAGAGCCTGCTATTCGTACACAAATGAGAGCCATATCCTGTTATACAGGCATGACTAGACAAGAAATAGTAGATGACATACAGACAGCACAATCTTATTGGGGTGATATAAAAAATAATATAAGTATGTTTGATACAGTTGATTGGTCAATAGAAGATATAGATTCACATTGTGAAAAATATGAACCAGATATAATAGTCATAGACCAATTAGACAAAGTAAATGTAACTGGTACATATGCAAGGACAGATGAAAAATTAAGGCAGATATATACAAGCACAAGGGAGATTGCAAAGAGAAGAAACTGTGCTGTCATTGCTATATCTCAAGCATCTGCTGATGCACACAATAGAAATAGTATTTCATTTGACCAAATGGAAAACTCTAAAACTGGTAAAGCAGCTGAAGCTGATTTGATTATAGGTATAGGTAAAAATACTGGTGCAGATCCTTCAGATAAAAGTAGAACATTATGCGTAAGTAAAAATAAAATAAATGGTTATCATGGTGAACCCGTGTGTACCATTAGAAGGGAAATAAGTAGGTACGGAGTATGATAACAACAGTAGACGTAGAAACATCGTGGCAAAAAAATGAGAATGGTGGATATGATCCATCACCTTTTCATCCAGATAATATATTAGTTAGTATAGGTATTAACGATGAGTATTATTTTACAAATCACAGTGAAAGAATAGATGAAGGTTGCTATCATAATATACAATCTATATTAGATAAAACAACTTTATTAGTAGGTCACAATATAAAATTTGATTTGATGTGGTTATTAGAATCTGGATTTAAATATAGTGGTAGAGTATATGATACTATGCTGGGAGAGTATTTACTTAACAGAGGTATAAGAAAAAGTCTAACTTTAGAAATGTCATGCCGTAGAAGAAAAATAGGATCTAAAGATACTAGTGTAAAAGAATGGATGGATAGAGGTGTATCGTTTGAGAACATACCAAAAGATATTGTAGAAGAGTATGGTAAAATAGATGTACAGATAACTAGAAGACTATTTGATTCTCAGATGGCAGACTTTAGATTACCAAAGAACAAAGGTCTATTAATGACAGTTAAAATGATGAATGAGTTTTTAGTTGTGCTATCAGAGATGGAAAGAAATGGTATCAATATAAACTTAGAAGACTTAACTAGTGTTGAAAAAGAATTTAGAGCAGAGTTTGCATATCTAAAACAAAAGATAGATAAGATAGTATACAAACAAATGGGCGATACTAAAATTAATTTATCTAGTCCAGAACAATTATCTTGGTTAATATATTCTATGAAACCAAAAGATAAAAAAGAGTGGGCTAAAATATTTAATGTAGGTATAGATAAAAGCACAGGTAAAAATAAAAGAAGACCAAACTATTCAAGGCAACAGTTTAGAAATTTAGTTTCAGATAATACAGAAATAATACACAGAACTGTAGCAGAACAATGTGTGCATTGTAAAGGTAAAGGTGTAATTAAAAAAATAAAAAAAGATGGTAGTCCATTTAAAAATTATACTAAGTGTCCAGAGTGTGATGGCGAAGGATACATATATACACCTATGGCTAAGATAGCAGGGTTTAGACAAAGACCTAGAAGTGTATATGATATTGCAGAGTCTGGATTTAGAACAGATAAAATAACTTTAAATAAAATTGCAGCTGAAGCAGAAGGTGAGTTTAAAGAATTTATTGATGCAGTTGTAAGACACAATGCAGTAGATACATATTTAAATACATTTGTAGAAGGATTAAAAAGTTTTACAAATGAAAAAGGTTTCTTACATCCTAAGTTTATGCAAGCAGTTACAGCTACGGGTAGACTATCTAGTCGTGATCCTAATTTTCAAAACCAACCTAGAGGTAAAACATTTCCTATTAGAAAAGTTGTAACATCTAGATTTGACAAAGGCAGTATACTTGAGATAGACTTTGCACAGTTAGAGTTTAGAACTGCAGTTTATTTAGCACAAGATAAACAAGGTATGGAAGATATAAAAAATAAAATAGATGTTCATCAATACACTGCAGATATTATAGGTGTATCAAGACAAGATGCAAAGGCACATACATTTAAACCTTTGTATGGTGGTGTAACTGGTACAGAAGATGAGAAAAGATACTACACTAAGTTTTTAGAAAAATATAAAGATATAAAAACTTGGCATGACAAACTACAAACTGAGGCAATAAGATTTAAGCAAATTAAAT